TTTATTTGCTACATAGAAATCAAAATCAGCAGCAGTACTATATCTTGTATCTCTATACTCTGGATTTAATGCACAACCAACAACAGTATCAAAGAATGGGAGATCAATCTTATCAAAATCTTTATGTGATACTTTGTAGAATTCTATATCAGGTCTTTTTACATTACAGAGAGCATTTCCTATAAAACTATTTTCACCAACTACTAGAACTTTTGTTGCCAAGGGAAAACTCCATTATATCTTTGATTCACAACTTTATTACCTAGTAAGAAGAATTCAGATTTAACTGAGCCATCATTACCACCTAATCTATAGTTTACTGTATATTCACCAGTGCATTTTACTTTATTGAAGTTCTGTAGCATGACATTAAAGAATACTCTATCTTGTCCCCAACCACCATGCCAAGCAGATGCAACTCTTGTTGCAATAGATGTTTTCAAGCAGTAACAATTGGTATCTATATGATTGTATTGAGCATATGGTGCCCATAGACCCAAACTCTCACAATCATCTCTACAGATAAATTCTTTATCACCACTGTATATATTTCTTAGAGAATACGTCCATTCCAAATCATATTGTTTGATTGTATTAACACAATTCTCAACGTGAGTAGGTTCTAACCAACAATCTTGATCTAGATAAAGAACATAATCAGTATTGACTAGATGGGTAAATGCGGCATAAACTCTATGACCATAGAACCCATTTGCACCTACATTTTCTGGAAGAACACAGAAATTTATATTATGTTCCCATAATTTATTTCTACCAATAAGTTCCCTAACTTTATCAACATGTTGTTTACCATCAACTACAAGATATAGTTGTGTATAATATGATTGATTAAGAACACTTTCAATTGCATCAATCAACTCTGGTGCACCAGTAGTTGGTAAAATCACAGTAGCGGTCATTATAATCCTCTTTAATAAATCTTTAAGAACGGTCCGTTCTTTTCACCGAATTCTTTTTTAGCACCAAAATAAAGGGTCATCATCCATTCATCTAATAACCCTTTCTTATCTATATCAACCCAAATCTTAGCCCATCTTAGCCCAATAAGTTTTGATGAAAATTTACCAGCAGAACTTCTTGTTTTACCTTCAAATAATATTCCATTTCTAATGATTGCTTCTGGTCCAGTTTCTACACCAGTATCGGTTTTAACTTCAAAATCACCTAAATCTATTGCATTACCATCAACCCTTTCTCTCTTTAGATCATTAATAAACTTTATCCAGTATTTGATATTACTTTCTGTCCATTTACCAGGATTGTCTATATTAGGGTCTTTTGCTGCTGATGCAGGTCGATCTAGATTGTGTTTTTTTAGAAATGCATCTAATGCTACTGACGATACCTTTCCTAACTTAGCACCACCAGATCGACCTTTAGGTGTTAAGTCAGTTTGCACCAAGTTTCTTTCTTTACTATATTGAAAGTTTCTTGCTTGACCATGAATTTCTTCATCACCAACATAAAAGTCAAATGCTATTTCTCCAGTATCAAACTCGTATGCATTTTTGTGTCCAACGGATAAAATGCATTTTACAGAACCCTTTTTGAGTTTGAAATTGAGATTGTGTTTCCCCCCACCCATGTTTGCAAGTTCTGCTTTTGCTTTAGTTGTTTTTGGGGCAATTGCTTTTAATGAGATTGGCACCATAATTTTGGAAGTCATCAACTCTTTCATATACATATTTAAAGCAATGAGATTAGTATCCTTATCTGGACTAGAAGTTATGGTCTTGAGTTTTTCCATAACTTCTTTTTCATTATTTGCTTTTATCATATAGATATCTGCTGGATTCCATCTATCCTTTACAGATACTCCACATTTTTTCTTAGCAATATCTTCTATAAAAGGCATAAAACCTTTATCCCTTGAATAGTTATATTGTTTTGAAGTACCGAGATATGCTTTTAATGCTTCTGCTTGTTTTCTGAATGATTCCATCCAATCATTACTGACATTAGGGTACACTTTCTTAACCAAGTTAGACAACTTAGTGTAATCTCTTTCATTTTTTTCAATATATGCTTCAAAATATACACGAGATCCATTCTCCTGTTTCTCGGTTTCTTTAGCGTCAGTTGCCATTTATGATCTTCTTGTAAATAGAACTATTTATCTACTCAAGGAATCCTTCCAGACCTTCTTGTTCTGGTTTATAGTTCAACAATAACAACTCTTTACGACCTTTCTGAGCTGCCATATATTCACCTGTAGAACGCATTGTATATGTCAAATCAAACTCAACAGGTTCCCAATTATCAGAGAATCGTTCCTTAACAATGTTATCTGCGTTATAACTGACCATAATATCCATTTCAGAATCATTACATCTTTCTGCAAATAGATTATGATCAAATCCCTTATGCATTGAACCATTCTTACCATAGAGATTGTCTTTGATATCATATGGTGGATCAAGATATATGAAACATTGTTTGTGTGGATGTTCAAACATAATCTCATAAGATAGATTAGTGATCTTCCAATTTTGTGAAAGGTCACGAAGGTGTCTTAGGTTCTCAATACCATTCAATGTAAAGTTTCTGATTGATGATTCCTTTGAGAATGATCCAGATTCAGTTAACCCAGAGAAACTACACTTATTAGCAATATAGAAAGCAATTGCCCTATCAGATTTTGATAAGTTCTTATCAGTAACCTGTGTCTTTGCTTTATTGAAGAGTTCTCTTGCTTTTTCTGGATCGGTATGTTCTCTTTTAATCTCTTTTAGATCATCAGAAATCTTATACCCATCTGATTGAATTTTCATATAAAAGTTATACAATGGTTCATACAAATCATTAACCCAAATGTCAAGGTGTGGATATAGTTTAGTAATGGCAATTGCAACAGAACCACCACCAAGGAAACCCTCTCTATACTCACTATAAGATTTCATATCAGGAAGATATTTAAACATCTTATTCACTGCACGAGATTTACCACCAGGATATCTCAAACTTGTTTTATAACTCTTCAACGGTGTCATACTTTAAATCCCTCAAACTTTTTCTTTGGGTTACTACTTGCTTGAACTTGTCCAACATCAACTAAATCTTGTTGTCCAGAATCTTCTACATCATACAATCTCATCTTTGATCTGTCAATACCTAATGCAAATCTTTTATATGATGTTGGATCTGAATACCTATTCTTCAACTGTTTAACCATAATCTGACCTAGTTCTTCTAACTCTTCTGAAGACACCAACGCAAACATTAAATCTGCCGTAGCCGGTAGACCAAACGACTCGGAAGTGTCTTCAAGACCTGGATCGGACGATGTAAACCCTGATCGTGTTGTCTGTGTAGCTGAAACTATAGGTACGGTGTACTCTACAGCAAGACCTCTCAACTCTTCAGCAATTGACTTGACATATGTGTATGAATTGATAGACGCACCAGGTTTGATACGAGAAGAAGTACAGATGTTAAGATAGTCAATAAAAATAATATCAGGTTTGAAATTACGCTTGAGATTAAGTTCATTTAATAATGCTCTAAAATGTGTTACAGATGCAGATGCAGTTGGGTATTCCTTGATAATCAACTTACCAGTAGTTTTCTTCTTAACTCTTGCAACTTTCTTATCATAATCTTCTTTAGATAACTTCTCAAGTTCATCAACTTTAACATTTAAAAGATTAGCATCTATTCTTTCTGCAATCTTCTCTTCCGCCATCTCTAATGTAATATAAAGTACATTCTTACCTAGAACCATACATGAAGAAGCAACATGACACATGAATAAAGATTTACCAACACCAGTTCCAGCAAGAGCAATGTTGAGTGTTTTATTTGGAAGACCACCTTTGGTAATTTTATTGAAATATTCTAGATCAAATGGAATACGTTCTTCTTTACGATGATAAAATTCATATCGTTCATCCGAATTTTCTAAGTAGTCATGACCAACAGAACTATTAAAACTTACCGATAATGCATCTGAAAGAATTTTCGGAATTGCCCCTTTTTCGTGGGTTTTGTCTTTTCCGTCCAGAATGGAGATTGAGTTGAGAACGGCATTATAAATCGCTTTCTCTTGACAAAATGTTTCAGTTTTGTTGATGAGCCAATCAATTTTAGTGTTTGTTTTGTCAGCGGTTTCAATCTCTTTGATATATTCTTGCGACTTCTCCACTTCATCGTTTGTAAGATTCTTCCTCTCTTTGATGGAAATAGAGAGTGCATCAATTGAAGGTAACTGATTATATTCTTCCGAGAAGGCGAGTATGTCATTAAATATGTTCCTTTCAATTGAGTTAATAAAATAATCTTGTTTTAGGAATGGTAGAACCTTACGAAAGTACTCTTCATTATGTACTAGGTTCCTTAAAATTAATTGCTCTATTCGCATCTTCTTCCACAATCTCCTGATCCAAATTTCCAGATATAATCTCTATTAACAAATCACCAATATAGTTTTTGAAGTTCTCGTCCTTCTCCAACTTCTTTGGTTTCATATTGGTACATTGTATCACATCATAAGCAAAAAGTAAATAGGCAGCGTCATCTTTTTCTTCAACTTTAACCTTTCCATACTTGAAGACCGTATCTTTATACGGTCCCTCAAGGAATTTTACATGAACACTTTGTTTATCTTCCTTTGGATAGATAAAACAATAATCAATTCCTTCAATCATTTTCTTCTTCCTCTTGAATAATGTTGGCATTTGCTACTTGATATTGGTTTTGAATAAACTCTCTGAATGATTTCTGTGACAGAAGAGGCATCCAGAAATCTTTATTATCAGTATCTTTCAAACGATACTTCTTGTCTTCTACTTCACCCGTTTCTAGATCTACTTTTGAATACCAACCGTTGGTTGGCTTAACCACGTGACCACTGTCCAGAGCGATATCAAGAAGACCGGACCACTTGCTAATACCACCAGTAAAAGATACAGTAACAGGTATTTTAGATTTCTCTTTAACATATCTTGACTTCTCTACATTGATGATGAAGTTGTAACCAATAACTTCTTGTCCTTCCTTCTCTTGTTGTCTTCCAATAATAAAAATATTATCAGCAGAGTAATAAGAACCAGTACCACCACCAACTACATCTTTAGAATAAAGTTCCATTGTCTTGTAAGTATGATTGACAACAACCATTGGAATGTCTTTAAGTGAAAGGTGTGGTGTCACCATTCTAAACAATGACTTAACTTGTTTGGCACGAGTCATATCAGCAGCTGACTTACCGTCAAGAGCATCTTCTACTTCTTTCTTAGATGCAAGGTTACCAATAGAATCAACAAGAATGATAACTCTATCACCTCTTTCAATATTAGTAATCTGTCCCATGATATCAAACTTCAATTGTTCAATATCAGTTACAGGAGTATGAAGAACCCTATTAGTATCAATACCAAAGGTATCAAAATATGATTGTGGCGTACCAAATTCTGAATCGTAAAATAGTAATGCGGCATCTGGATATTTCTCCATATAAGATTTTGCCATTAACAAAGAGAAAGCAGTTTTAAAATGCTTACTTGGACCTGCCCACATAGTCAAACCTGGTGTAAGACCACCATCCAACTTACCAGACAATGCAATATTGATTGCTGGAATTGCTGTAGGGATCATATCCTTCTCAGTGAAGAACTTGGACTTTGCAAGAATAGCAGAATCTTTAATAGTACTATTCTTTTTGATTTTATCTAATATACTCATTTTTCACCTTAACTAAAAAAATCATCTAACGAACTTGTCTTTTCTGTTGACCAACCAATACAGTTTAATATTGTAGAGATTGGTTCTAAGAATGCTTTATCAAACTGTTTATCATAATCTATGTATTTGTCCAATCCTAACTCTGTTGGGAGCCTGGTTGGATAAGAAATAACAATATCCTTGATCGGATTGGGCATCTTCAAATAAGTGAACTTGATCTTCTCACCTTCTTGAATCGCAGGATATTGTTTTGTCAACCCATGTTGTTTAATATAATGATTATACAGAATACCACCCTTCACGTGAATAGGTGTACCCTTCTTATACAAAGATACAGGATCAGAATAGTTCTTTAACCCATTAACACCACGAGGAAATGAAATCTCTTCTGGTGGTAACTTCTTGAAATCATTACGAAAGTTCTCGATAAAATCTTGAACATCACTTTCACTCTGTTTCATCATAATCTCAATAACCTTCTTCATATTCTCACGAATAGAAGATGGAGTAGAGGACTTGATCATTTCAAGACCCATAACCTTCATTTTAGGTTCATGATACTGAACCCCTTCATTGTTATATACATTCAGAATATAACGCTTCTTGGCAGTCCAGACACCCTTATTTGCCAATGCTTCCCGTTTCATCTGCATTTTCTGTTCATATGCATGTACATATTGAGCAAGTTCAGAATAACTCTTGTCAATATATGGTTCAATTTTATCTGAACAGATCTTGTCCATGATGGAGATAGTTTCGTCAATCGTTTTTTCTGACTGTACAAACTTGCCCACCAATGGACCAAGATTGAGGTAAATTGAATCTGTATCCGATGCAATAACATAATCACCTTCTGTTCCTAATATTTTATTCACATACTGGTTCAATTTACCTTCAATCCAACGAATAGACAACTGACCAGCCAACGTAACACCAGATGCCATACGTAGGTCATAGAATCTAAAATACTGCGATCCTAGAGCACCATAGGCAGAGTTTAGGGACAACTTCTTAGCAAGTTGTAGGTTATCATATCTAGAAATCAACTTTTGAATTTCATATCTCTTCTGTGGATTAGATTCGTTCTCATATTCCTGTTTTGCTTTGAGCATCAACTTCTTGAACTTCTTACGATCATTGTACATATCATCCATCATCTGTGGAAGGAACCCACGGAAGTCAGTTCTGAAGAACTGTCCATTAGGTGTCAGTGTAACACCATTCAAACTGGATGTATCCACTTCTTTCTTGAGCATCTTATTAACAGTAACACCAGAAGAAATGATTCTACGCATCTCATCTGTGTAATCCTCTGGTTCAATCAATGTCTCAGGGGAGATATTATACTGCATTAACAAATGTGGATATAGTGAGTTTAAGTCAAATGATGCTACCCAATGATGCATACCAACTTGAACTTCCTTTACATATGCACCTTCAAAAGCAGCGTCCTTCTCCTTGACCTCTTTTGGTGGAACGATAATCTTTTTGTTAAGAAGGTTAG